CCAAGATCGAGCCGCCGATGCCGGTGCCGATGGCGCTGCCCACGGCACCCAAGACTAAAGTTGCCATTCAAGAAACCTTTCAGTCCGGAAACCGGAACACGAATGCAGCGCGACGCCACCAAGCAGGCGTCACGCGCTCTTCAATCACGCCCAGACGCGAATGCGCGTGGACCATTGTGTTTGCATCGACCAGGACGCCCGCATGCTTGGCGATTGCCCAAGTGCGCATGCGAAACAGCAGCAAGTCGCCTGGCAAAGCGTCGCCGTCGACAGCCTTCATGTGCGCCGCGATACCGTCGCGCAGCACCTCGCGCGCATTGCTTTCTCCCCAGTCCAGCGCATAGGCCGGCACATTGAACGCCTGGCGACCTACCACATCGCGCCAGACGCCGCGCACCAGCCCCAGACAGTCGCAGCCGACACCTTGCAGCGAGGCTTGATGATGAAACGGCGTGCCAATCCATGCGCGCGCCGATGCCACGACATGCGCGGGATCAGCGAATGGCATCACAAGACCCGGCCCGTGTTGCCGTTGCCCTGCGTGGCATAGCGCAGGACAGTGTCCGGGCCCGGGATATCGGGAAAGCCTCTGAAGTTCGCGGCGTTGGAAAACTTCGCAGCGCAGGTCTCGATCCGCTTATCGCAGCCCGCCGTGATGGTGAACGTGTCTCCCTCGGCGATCGCTCGAATAGGATCAGCCATCAGGGTGATGAACGCAGTCGTGCCATCAACATCGTGGCGCATGACTTCAGCCTTGCGGCCTTGATTAACTCCGCTGGTCCATTCGACCACGCCCGCAGCGAACCAGCGCACCTCATAGGCGCTCAGCGCGGTCGTAGTGAACACGCGGCCGCGAGGCACGGACGCGACTGCGCCGCTCCCACGGACAGCCGAGGACGCCAGATTGACGCGGCAGCGAGCATCGCCCAGCGCTGCGTCGCAGGTTGCCTGGTAGCTTCGCCCGACCTGCTGGTTCAGGACATGCGCCATGCTGCGTACCTCTGCCACGAAGGAGACCAACCCGCGTCTGATTTCTCCAATCGAGCCGCGGCGCATAAGCACGCGCTGGTCGGTGTCCTGCCAGTTGACACGGAACACTTCGACCTCCGCGTTGTCCCAGCGTCCGTCGATGATGTCCGCCTCGGTGATCCGGTCAGAGGACAGCACACCCTCCGCGTCCTGCGCATCGACAGACAGTTCGGAGCCTTGGCGCAGCTCGGAGGGGATAAGCCCCGCTTCACTCTCAAAGTCGGTCCCGTCGTAAGTCAGAGTGCGGTCGTGATCTGTGAAGCCGAACGCCTGTCCGTCGGATCGCGTGATGCGCCAGCACCAGGCGAGTGTGGTCGTGCCGCTGTCGAGGTGGGTTTGCAGATCGTCGGACAATGCCTTCATGGTCGGTCTTCCAACGCCGTGCTGAGTGATCCCAAACCCTCCTGCGCGACGATCTCATCCATCACTTCCAGCAAGCACTGGAAGGTCGCGCGCGCCTGCTGCGTTGCCTCCAGTCTGGTGCGAGCCGCTACAATCCATGCTTTCGAGGCAGCGGCATCAAGATAGGATGTGTGCAGCGACGGCAGGCCGCGCTTTGCCATCTTGGGTGCCAGCACGCGGCCGCCAGAATGATGCGCGCCGTGCAGGACATAGGCTGCGCCGGTGCAATCCTGTCCGATCAGGTCTTGCGCATAGCGCAGCGCTGCGCGGCTGGAGTGCGCTTTCGGCAGCACCGACAGATCAGCGCCAAATACCGCATCGCGCGCCATATGGACCGGCAGCGCTGCATCCACGACAGAATGCAGAGCGCGCATCGCCCAGAGCCAATCGGCCCAGTGCTGCGGCGTGACCGCGCCGTTCACCATTGCCTGTCCCAGCAGATGTTGCTCGCAGGCGTGGTGCAGATCGTGGGTGGCGTCAAACAGGGTCATTGCGTCATCTCCACAATATATGCCGCCTCAAACAGCCCAGTGACATCGGCGTTTGTGGGGTCTTCCATGGAGTCCAGTTGCGCGGCCACGGTGCGCTCGGCCCGAAAGCAGGCTTTGACATGCGCGCCGACCGCCTGTGCTACGGCCGTGACTTGCGCGGTGGTCAATTCCGCCCAGCCGCTGTCGAGCTTGTAGGTGACGGGTTCAGTGATGAGACCCAGCTGCAGGGAATTGATCACGGCGGTGAGTTGTGCCTGGCTTTCGCGGGTGGTCTGGATGCGCTGCCCGCCGGGCAAATCGAGACCTGCCGTCTCATAGCGCCAGCGGTGATCAGCCAGCTTTGCGACCGGATCGCGCAGGCGCAGCGTCTCGCGCCATTGTTCGACCGCGCTGTCATAATCCTTGCGCAGCGCAACAATCCGGCGGTCTTGCGCGCGCTGACTTGGGTAGGTTTCCAGATACGGTAGGCCGGTCTGCATGGACTGTCCGGGTTCCAGCACGCCTTGGTGCAGCGCGTCCGGGCCATGGGCGATCCAGAATGTCCGGGTCTCGGCTGTGAAGCTTTGGGTGTTTTGAGTATCGATCATGCGGGGGTATCTCCTGCGATGGTCCAGGCGGCGCCATCGATAAGAACGGTTGCGGCTGCAAGGGCACCGGTCCAGGTGGACGCGTCCCAGGGGGCAGTGCCGGTGCCGGTCGCCTGCGGGGTGTCGTCGGGGTCGTAGAGGATCCAGTCGGGGCCGGTTTTGAGGAAATACCAGCCATCGGCGTTGAGATAGACGCTGGCAGCGGCGTCAAAGGGATAGGTGCCATCGGCTTCGGGCGTGGTGGCCCCTGCGACACTCAGACTGCGCGCCGTCGTAAGAAACGCACGCCCGGTCACCGCATTGGTAAATCGCGACCCCGGTTGATAGGCCGTGGTGTTGAAACGGCGCGCCTCAAAAAGCGCTGCGACATTGAGCGGCCCGCTCATGATCGCGACGCGATTGGCCCATCCCGTCAGCAAGCGCGAATAATTGGCCTCCGAAAAGGCGCGCTCGACATCAATGGCCATGAAATCCGCCAGATCGACGCCTGCGGGCCGGAGCGGCCATTGGGAAATATCCTGATCGAAGCTCTGGCGGCAGCCTCGAAACATGTCGCGCAGGATTTCGGCGCGGCTGATATCCCAGGCTCCGATGGGCTGATTGAAGCGGTGGTACGGATTGACGCTGTTGCCGTCGCCCGAGCGGAACATGGCGCGCATGTTGATGACGTTGGAAACATCCCAGGCCGCGATTGAGGGGCTGCCACCGTTGTTGAAATCGGAGCGTTGAGAGTGGCCTGCGCCGACAGCGCCGAACATCGCTTCCATGTCGGTGACGGAGGACACATCCCACGCCCCGATATCCTGGTCAAAGAAGGCCCGCTGCCGGTTGGTGCTGGCGGAGGCGAACATGAAACCCATGTCGCGAACGCTGCTCACATCCCAGCTGCCGATCGGCTGATTGAACAGCCCGCTGAGGAACATGGCGCGCATCGTAGTCACCGCGCTCACGTTCCAGCTTCCCAGCGGCTGGCTGTAATCACAAAAGGAAAACACCTCGCTCATGTCGGTGACCGCGGAGACGTCCCAGGCGTTGAGGCTGCGGTTGAACCCGTGGAACCCCGACACGCCGCGGAACATACCGGCCAACGTGGTGACATTGGCAGTGTTCCAAGCGGAGATGTCCTGGTTGAAACTGCGCGCCAGCGCGAACATGCGGGTCATGTTGGTCGCCGCAGAGGTGTTCCACTGACTCAGCGGCTGGTTGAAGGCATGGGTGTTCAGGCTGATCCCCGGATTGCCAAGATGCCCCATGAATCCCTCAAAACTCTGAACCGCGCGGACGTCCCAAGCGTTGATCGGCTGGTTGAAGTCCGCCCCGATCTTGCCCGCATTGGCGCGCATTGTGCAGCCGAACATCAGGCGCATGGAGGTGATACGGCTGACGTCCCAGTCCGCAATGGGTTGGTTGAAGCGCACGCGGCCGTCACGGCCGCCGTAGTAATCGCCGATGGTCTGGACGAACATCTCCTCCATCGAGGTGAGGCTTTCCCAATTACCAAGGGAGAACGGGCTGTTCATCTGGCTGTCGGCGAAGGCCTGAAACACGTCCGTGACGCGCCCCACGTCCCAGTTCGCGCAATTGGGACCGGTCCCATTTGACCGAAAGAAGATGCGCCGGAGGCTTGCGATGTTGCGCGTATCCATGTCGCGCAGGTCAGCGGCGCAAACGCTCTCTTGGAACAGTTCCTCAAAGCTGGTGACGGTCTCGGGGATGTTCGGGGTGATGTAATCGAGCGCCGTGGTGGTCTGGCGGAACGCGCCACGCAGGGATGTGAGCCCCATGGCAAAGCCGATATTCTCGACGCGGATCAGACCAGCCTGATCGATGGGCTGGCTGGTGCCATACCAGTCCATCCGTCCGGTGATGGTGACAGTGACGCGCGGGCTCTGACCCTCGTCATAGGTATGCGGCTTGATCCCGGCGGTGGTGAAGCGCTCCGTGCTGCCATCGCCCCAATCGATGGTCACATCAAGCGGGTTGTTGATCGTGCCACCACCCAGCGGGATGTAGATGGTGCGCGCGGTGGCCAGCGCCAGATCATAGGTCAGGATCAGCGAGGCTGCACCGAGAAAGAAGCTGCGCGGCGACGACCAGGCGGAATAGATCATCGGGGCAGAGGCATTGAGCCGCCCGCCGTAGCGGCTGCGCCAGAGATAGTTTGCGGCAGGCACCAGCGGTGGGATCGGGACGGTGGTGATCGCCCCGCCGGTGTGGGTCACGGTGGTCAGGGGGGCATCGCCGCCGGGCGTGGCACCTGGCGCATAAAACTCCGTCTGGGTCTCGCCGTAGCCATAGCCAAAGAGCGCCGCACTCTCGAAGTCCGTGATGCGCACGGTGCCGGTGATGGCATTCTCGCGGGTGATGGGTGTGGGGCGCGAGATCAATTCGGGAAAGGTCTGGGCATAGGGGACCGAAAAGTTCGATTGCGCGCCGCTGGTGCCGGTATAGGCGGCGCGCCAAAGCACGCGGTCGCCTGGGCCAAAGCCGTCCTCGGGGAATTCCAGCTGATAGGCATTGCCAAAGCCTGACACGATGCGCGTCAGTGCGCCGTCAAAATCCGTCCCGTTGCTGGAAATCTCGAAGATGATGCCGGTCTGCTCAAGGCCCGCAGGCGAGCGAAACGTGGTCAGGCGCAGCTGGGTGCGCTCGTCCACGCTGAACGGCACGAGGGCCGAGGGGCGCAGGATCTCGTTGTCCTCGATGGGCACGATCCATTCAAGGCCGTTGGAATAGTAGAACTGGCCGTTCTCGCCCACCACCGCCGCCCCGAAATACTGCGCGGCATCCAGCGGGATTGGAACGGGATAGACAAGGGACTGGCCGACAAAGCGGCCACGGCCGGTAGCATAACGCAGGATGCTCATGGGCTGACACTTTCTTTTGGTGGGGCGGTGCGGGTTGGACAAAAGGTCATGCGACGGATCATCCAGCAGCTCATGTGATCACCGTGAAGTCTTCGCGTTGGTTGAGGATGAAGGAGAAATGCGCGATGGCGGCCTCGCTGGCCTCGACCTTCATCTGGAAGCGCTCGCCGGTGCGCAGGACTTGGCGGTCGAGTCCGATGGAGAGAACATCGCCTGCGGGAGCGAAAGCGCGATCGAGCAAAAGCCAAGGAGTGTTGTTGAGCGCGAGGATTCGGATCGAGACGCGCACGGCGGCCTCGGCGGTGGGGGTGATCAGGACGCCAGTCATGATGGCAGCGGTGCCGATGCTGCGGGCGGGGTTTGGGCCCTCGGCGGGGATCAGATAGTCGGGCACGTCATAAATTGTTGTCCACTCGACGCCGATTTCTGCGCGAACCACCTCGAACAGATTGAGGGGTGGACGCGGTGTGGTGATGGTGACCATGGCTTCAAGCTCCGAGACCGATGATGAGAGGAAGGGCGATGTTTTGCACACCGCGCGAGAAGGCCTGGCCTTCGATGGTGTTGCGCTCAAAATCCACCCGCAGGTCTTCGCCGAGATAGGTATCGCCGACTTCAGTGGAGAAGGTCGCATAGATCCTGCCGCCGCCGGTCTTCAGCAGGGTGCTGGCGGGATCGGGGGCGCGTCCGGTGCCGCGCTGGCTGAAGGGCAGCGCGTTGTAATTGACGCCGGAACCTGCGTAGCTGAACTGCTGGCCGGTGGCCTCGATGACCGAGGCAAAGCCCACACGGTAATCTTGCGGGCGCGTGATGACATCCGAGATCAATCCGATCAGGGCGGTGATCATCGCTTGGGCCGCGTTGTTGGTGATCCGGTCGACCAGCTCGAGGCGAATCTGCTCCCAGGTAGCTAGGAAGAGCGGCACGAGGGCAACAGAAAAGGCGTAATTGGCGTTCCAGTCAAAGAGCCCTTTGGCAAAGGACTGCGCGCCGCGATCCTGCCCTGAGCGCAGATCATTGATGAGGCTTCGCAGCAGGGTGCGGGTGTCGCGCTCGGTGAAGGCTTTGTCGCGGTCCGAGAGGCCATTGAAGCCTGCAAGGGTTGGATAGCGCGTGCCCATCACAGCGGTGATGATGGCCTCGGTCTGGGCGGTGAGGGTGTTTGCGGCGGCGGTGTAAGTGGCCAGCACGCCGGTGCCTGACAGCCCTTCGATCTGGACCGTGTTGCGAAACCCCGTCGCGGCGAGGGCGTAATCGCCAAAAGTGTTGTTGGAGTTGGCGACGGTGATCTGCCCGCCATTATGGGCCCAAAGGCCGACGCGGGCCCAGTTGGTAAAGACCGAGACCAGCTGGACAAAGGCGTTGCGGGTGACGGCGTAGCCGACGCCATTGGGATTGATCGCGGTAAAGCTGTCGACCACGACCGAGCGCAGTGGTGAGGATGGGGCGAGGACCGAGCCGTCGGCCAGCAGGTTGCCCCCGCCGCGCGGCATCAGGGGATTGCCTGCGGCTTTGTCGATCGGCAGGGCCATCTGGTCTTGGGTGAAGGCATGCAGCTGCGAGCAATCTGCAATATAGGGCGATCGCGTGAGGACCTCGCCGGGCTTGAAGACGAAGGCCCAGCCCTTTTGCGGCGGTCCGCCCGCCAGGGTGTAGGGCTCATGGCGCAGGTTTGAGAAGGTGAAGCCGCGGGCTTTGATGCCGTTGGACATCTGGAACATGTTGTTCACCTCCTGGCCGGGCGGCAGGCTGAGCTTGGTGACGCGCAGATCATAGCCGTAAAGGGCGCAATTGGCGGGGATCACCGTATCTGGCGGCACGGTGTATTCGCCGGGCTGGACAATCACGATGGCGGGCAACGCGAGGGCTGCAGCGCGCGCGAGGCCCTCGGCAATGCTGGCCAGGGGCGAGGTCAGCGAGTTGCCTTCATTGAGGTCCTTGCCGTCCATGGTGACGTAGAAGGTGCGCGCCACGGGTACCGACACGAAGGGCAACCGCTCAAGGCTGCAGACCTCGACGTCGGTGGCGTGGTTTATCCCGAACGTGCGCACCCATGGGACCGCGTAGCGTGCGCCGACGGGGGCCACCACGCTGGATGGGCCATCGGCTTCTGCCACGACCGAGGTGCGGACCTCGCGGCGCCCATCCGCGTTGGTGAAATTGAGAATTGTCTCGATGATCGTGCTGGACAGCGCGGTCTTGTCCGCCGCCAGCCAGTCGATGCCGCAGGCAATAGCGTCGTCGGACGGATCAGGGCTGTTTGTGGCACGTCGAAACACCGCGCGAAACGCGTATCGCTCCTCGGCCTCGATCGGCACTGGCGCGACGGCTGTGACCTGCTGGCTGGAATTGAGGCGGACGACTTTCCCGTCTGCGTTCTGCGCAACAAGCCCGCCGTCGATGTCGTAAAGCTGGGGCGTATCGCCAGGGCGATGTTCAAGGGCGGTGTAGGTTTGCATGGGCGGGGTCCTTAGCTGAGGCGGAGTTCCACAAGCGGGATTGAGGTGATCGAGCCGAGACGCTCGATGTCGAGGGTTACGTCCATCAGATCGCTGTCGAAGCGGACGGGGACGTCGAACTGGTAGCCAGCTGTGATGGAGACGTCGGATTCTGGAGCCGCATCAAACGTGACGATCCCGGTGTCATTATCGATGGACCAGCCATTGAACTGCTCTGCTCCGCCCAGCGCGACGCGAACTGTGTCGGCCACCGGCTTTTCTATGCGGCGCTGATAGATGTGCGGCGCGGTGCCGTAGGCCTTGGTCAGCGCGAACTCTGTGGTCTCGCCATCCCCGGTGCCGATCACCTGGTCCATCTCGGACACACCTTTTGAGGGCGGGCAGGACTTGTAATCGGCCCAGTCCTTGAACCGAAACCCGTAGAGCCGCCCCAGCCGCGCCTCGAAGAACGCGACCACCGCGTGCAGATCATCCACGCGGCGAATGCCGTAGCTGACATCGTAGCGGCGGCGCGAGGCGGACCAGCTGGCGTTGCGCTCCTCACGGCCCGATGCCAGCTCAACAATCTGCGTGCGCCGCTGCGGTCCGCCGCGTGCACCGCGGCTGATGTTGTCGGGGAACTGCACCTCGTGAAACGCCATTACATGCCCCTCCGGCCCATGGAGACCGCGCGCGAGATATCGGCTGCGACCTGCGTGCGCGATTGGCGGAAGCTCTCGGCGTCGCGGGTCTGGATCGATATATTGACGACGGGGGCGCTTTCGCGCGGCCCACCCGCGCCGCTGTAGCTTTGGGCTTCCCGGCGGTTCAGTACGCGCTCGCCACGCTGCAGGATCGCCGGGACCTCGTCGGATTTGAGCCCGGCCCAGCCGCCGTTATGCAGGCGCGGCGCGTTGGCGAAAGCCATGGCCGGGACCATGCGCGAGGGCGCAGGACCACCGACCATACCGCCCTGGTGGAACACACCGGCAAACATGCCGCCGAGATTTCCGAGCGCGCCGGAGAGTGCATTGGCGATGGGCCCGAGGATAAACTTGCGCGCCCCGAGCTTGGCAAGGTCCGCGATCATTGAGGTGACCAAGCCTTTGAAATCAAGCTTGCCGGTCTTGACGAAGTTGCCGATCGCGTCTTCCGCACTTTGAAACGCGCTCACGAGCACGTTGCCGATGTCCGCGCCCACATCGCGGGCTTTGTCGGCATATTCGCTGACCGCATTCACAACCGCCTGCCAGCCAGTGGCTGCTGCCTCGGCACCTTCAGCTGCGTCGGCACCCGCCTGCTTTGCAGCACCACCTGCGCGGCCTGCCTGATCCTCGGTCTCCTCCAGCGCATCGTTAAACCGGTCCGCCGAGGTCGCGGCACTTTCGAGCGCCGCCGTGCCTTCATCGCCCGCACCAGAAATGGCATCCTTCAGCGCCTGCCAGGCCGTCATGGGACGGGACGCTGCGTCCGTGAGCATGCCTGCCGCCTCGGAATAGCCTGCTGCCCGACCGCGCGCATCATCTGCCATACCGCCAAAGAGCTCAGGCACCTGGAAGGGATTGTCCGAGAAGGCGCTGTCGTAGGCCTCCCGCGCACGCTCTCCCAGGTTGACGGCTTCCGGGACCGCAGACTTCCATTCCGAGAGATCAGGGGCTGCGATGGCCCATTCGGGACGCAGACCGCCAAGGGTCAATACGCCGTTGACCGCCTCGGTAATGCCCGCAAT